ATGAATATCGCAAAAAAGAACAAAGATCTCTTGGAACAAGTCCGAGAGACGGCTGGATTTGTAGCCCAGTCGAGCAAGCTTCCTCATCTGAATGATGAATGGCTCACCCGGGCTCTTTCCGAACGTTTGTTCGGTCAAAGAGACTCCTGGGGTCCCGTTCGGATTTCAGAAAAGGTTGACCGAAGAGTCAACCTAATCCTCCGAACCGCTAATGAAATGATGATGAAATCAGGACGGGGTTTTCTCTCCCGCACCGATGCCTATATCAAGGTGTTTTGTGATGCCTGGAACTTCACCACTACCATCATGGATGCTTACTATGAGGTCTTAGAGTTTCATGGAATTGCATGTGAATCCGAGAAGGATTACTACATTTCCGCTCATAAGATCTTCCTATATGCCATCTGTGGTCTTGGTGAGAAGTACCTTAAGCACCAAACCGCCTATCTACAGGCAAAGGCGTTGAAGAACGAACCTCCTCCTTTCCCCCTATTTATGGATTGGTCTTCTGATGAAGGGAAACTATTCTCGGGCACGGTTCATCGCCGCGTCTGGATGAGATGTGTTCTCCGAAGAAGACCAAAGGACGTGTCCTTAGCACAGGACCTTTACCACGCTAAGCGGATCTCGCTCCCGATGGCCCCGGACCTCGTCCAGGCGGCATTGGATGATAACAAGCGAGCTCTCACAGAAGAAAGACCTGAAGACGATGTGGAGGATTTGGTTTTTGAGGTGATCAGAACTTGTGATGAGGTGGTGAACCTCGCTCTCAAGAACTCATCAGTTTCGAAACCGAGTCCTCGTATCCCAACCTTGTCCGCCTGTTACGAACGCAGTCGGAGATTGGGGGGATGCTTTGGGCAGATGTTGCTTTCCACCAGTGGCATCTTTCGTCTCGAGCGCCGTCACATAGCTGGTCACGCGACCTATAAAGGCAGAATGGTTTTACTCTACACCTTCGGGTTTTCACTTGAAGATATGGAGTACCTCCTCGATCCATCGAGGCATGGTATGGAACGTTTAATTAAAACTAAACGGGTCCCCATTCTGGAGCCTTTTAAGGTTCGCGTAGTCAGTATGGGCGAGGCAGCTCCGTATCAGGTCGCGCGCAACTATCAGCGCTGTCTGTGGGATCTCCTCCAAACGATCCCTGCTTTTCAACTGACGGGAAGGCCATTAGGGCCGGAAGATATCGAGGAGGTATGTTTCTTCGCTAGGAAGATGAACGTATACTCCTGTATTGTTAGTGGCGACTATTCTGCCGCAACCGATAATCTTCATCCCGTCCTTTGTGAAGCAGCAATCGAGAGGATCTGCTACCGCTTACGGGTACCGATGGAAGATGTTATTGTTCTCCTCAGAGCACTAACTGGACATGAAGTGGACGGTGAGCGACAGGTCTGGGGTCAGCTTATGGGTTCTCCCGTGAGTTTCCCCCTCCTGTGTCTCTTGAACGCCGCTGTGACGCGCCGTGAGCTTGAAAAGGCTTACGGTGTTAAGATACCTCTCGTTGATGAGGCAGGGAGGAGTCCTTTCCGTGTAAACGGTGATGACATCCTATTCTGTCTCCCTCCGGGGAGCTATCAGGATTGGTGTGGTTCTGTCACTCGCGCCGGGCTAACCCCTAGCGTAGGAAAGAACTTTATCAGTCGGGAATATGCTATACTTAACAGTGAAACATATTCTGTTGCAGAGGATTGGGATAGAGACTACGTTGCCAACGTAACCCTTATTCCTACCTTGAAGTTGAATTTGTTGCATTCGATCCCGAAGATTGCTGAATCATCAGGTCAAACTGTTGTATCGGCGATTAGATCCGAAAGGAACGACGCCTGGAAAAAGGGCGGTTCCATCCGGGATCGGTGCTTGGATTTAATAGCTGGCTACAGTCCGGAACAACAGGACTGGTTAATGTGTCGGTTTTTGAGGTATAATAAGGAGTTCCTTAACTCCCTTCCGCCAGTGAGCTGGTTTGTTGCTGAGGATAAAGGTGGACTCGGCCTCCCGGTGACGAGGAAAGTAGAGGTTTCTGAAACCCACCGCAGGATTGCGGCCTTTCTTAGTTGCCAAGATGAAGAGTCCATCCGTCTGTCCAGGCGTAGAGGTTGGTTGTTCCAACCGACCCCCCGCTTCTCGCAAGTTGCCAGAGAAGAACAGGACTTGATTCTCGACCAATTGGGCTTACCATGGGAAAGGATTCCCCGTGGCCAAAAGGTCGACGATCGCCTGTTCCCCTTTCTGGTGAAGGCTTACTTGAAGGAGGGGCTAGATCTTGAGGGTGAGATGTCCGAGAAGAAGTTCCTCACTGACTGGTCCAAACAATATCGGATCTGGGTCAGGAAGGCACATAAAACTCGGGGTGCTCTCACACCCATGCGCCAGGACAAAGCTATCGTTCCATCGGATTTTACATTCGAACGTCCAATAGGGGAGGTGATAGTGAAAGTGGGCCGCACCCAAACGGGCCCGCGAGCGGATGGTTTTCTGGACAGATGGTCCACCAACGATAGAACAGCCGAAGTCATGGGGGGTCTCTTTGAGACATTCCCGGACGTTCGCGGTCTACCGTGGGCGGATGTCTGTGCATGAAATCATGGAGGATGATGAAGAAAC